GCCGCCGGATCCGGGCCGCCGATCGGCAGGCCAGGCGCGGTCGGGGCCGGGTCGGACGCACCCGCGCTTTCACCGTGAAAGGTGGGAACGTCAACGATTTCAGTAGCTTGGCCCTCGATGTACCCGGTCTTCGTACCCGAGACCCTGCTCGCGAGCTCTTTCAGCGCCTCCAGGTGCAGCGTGTGCGTGTGCGTCACGGTCGCGTCGACCTGCGTCCGATCGCCGTAGAGCTTGGGAAGTAGCCTCGAGGCCGTCCATTTCTTCGCGTCGATCGCCACGCGGGCGACGTCGGCGGGGATCTCGCCCCGCACGGCCTGCTCGGCCAGGTCGTCGATCCGCTCGGCGTGCGCCATGGCCCGCGCTTGGATCGCGCGCGTGTAGAGGAGGAGAAACTCCTCATCGCGGTTTAACCACGTCCAGATCGACTTCGTGTCGGGCATATCCTCCTGCGCTGCGATCGACTTGATCGACCTGCCTTCGGCCACCAGGGTGCATATTTCCTTGATCAGCTCCGGCGTCTTTTTGGTGGGCCGTCCGGTCATGGCATTTGATCTCCGTGCATGGCTTGGCGGTATTCGCTCAGGCTGACGACGTCTTGTCGTCTGAGGCGTTCGAGGCGATCTTGGCGCAGTGCGTGGACGATCGTGTCGAGTAGCTCTTTGGCCCAGGCGGTCGTATCTTCATCCCACGCCGTGCCGCTGTTTTCAAGCGCGCTGAGGCTGGCCTGGCATTCCTTGGCTATCTCGTCCCACACCTGGGCGCACAAGGCGTCTGCGGCGGCGGGATCGGCGTCAGAAGGGTATGTCATCGTCTAGGTCCGCGAATGCTGACTTGGATGGGCGTTGAACGGTCGCGCCTGGGAACGCGGCTTTGGTTGCCTCTGCGAAGGCGGCTGGTTGCCATTGTGACCAGGCGAGTAGGAGCTCGGGCAGCGTGACGACTGTGTCTGGGTGCTTTGAGTGTCGCGCTGCTGCGTCGTGGTCTGCTGGGTCGAGGACCACTGTGTAGGGTTTGCCTTCCCAGGTGATCGACCAGGTGTTGGGTGGGTTTGGACTGTGGCCGGCTTCGGTCGCGGCTTTGTCCAGGGCTTGCCATCCTCGGTGCAGGACTTGGGCGCGGTGCAGGACTGTGGCCACGTCTCCGTCCTGGATTGCCTCGTCCAGTTTCTGGGCTGCTGATCCGAACTTGTGTGCCAGGTCGAATGGGACCAGGCGCGGCAGTCTGTTGCATCCCCACTTGGCTTCCATGTCCGCTGCCATCTTGTCCAGTGGTGCGAGCGTCGCGGCCATGTCTCGTCCGCGCGTCCAGGTCTCTTTGTTCAGATGGGCCTGGTCTGAGGTGGATAGGCGTTTCACCTGGCTCATGGTTCAAATCCCGTTTTGTCACGCTCGTGACCGTGACACCGTGACACCCTTAAGGGTGTTGTCACGTTGTCACGCCCCCTCGAAAGCGTCGCTGTCACGCTGTCACGCTCATGTCACGGTGTTTTGTCACGCTCATGTCACGCTCCTTTCGGTCGTTTCCTTCTCCGTGATCCACCAAATCTTCCCCTGGTTGGTCGCCAAGCCGCGGTCCTTGATGGTTTGCTTGGCCCGGTGGAAGGCTTGCCGGCGAGCGTCTCCGTCTGCCGTTGTCTCCTGGTGGAAGTAGGTTCGCCATGTCTCTTCCTCGACGCATCGGGCTGAGAAGGGGATGTGGTTGGATGGGACATGGTCGCCGTGATTGGCGATTGCTTTGCGGAGCGCCGTCATGGCGTCGGCCAGGTTGCCTTTGAGCTTGGGTTGCTTCCGGGCTGGCTCGATCGGGCCTGCGAGCGGCTCCAGGGCCAGGGACGTGGCGTCTGGATCCAGGCTGGACAGCTGGACCGTGATCATCCGGTAGCCGATCTCGATGCCGTCTTCGCCGTCCTTCTGCTTGGTGACCTTGAGCTTGCCGATGCGCTCGGGGCTGTCTTCGTCCGAGATTTTGGTGACCTCGAGCTCGGCGTCGACGGCGCCCAGGAGCGAGCTGTGTCCGCGCTGTCCTTTGGCTTCGTCCTTGCCTGAGTGGTGGACGATGAGGATCGCGCAGTTGAGTGCATCTTGTAGCGCCCCGACGATGGATATGAAGGCGCCCATGTCTTCTGAGCTGTTCTCGTTGCCGCCAGCGAAGGCGCGGGCCAGGGTGTCGACGACCAAGAGCTTGGGCGTCAGGCCTTTGGCCTTGATGGCTTGGATCAGGGCCTCGGCGTCTTCCATGGTCGATCGCAGGTTCAGCTGCGCCTTGACGAAGGCGATGGGCGTGCTGTCGGGCAGGTTGTGGTGCTGCCGGCAGGCGTCCCAGCGCCTCTTGAGGCCTGCGCCCCCTTCGCCGGCCAGGTAGACGACGTCTCCCTGGTTGGTAGAACGGGAGAAGGCGTCTGTGCCGTTGGCGATGGCGCTGGCCAGGTACAGGGCGCAGAAGGACTTATAGCTGCCGGGCTTACCGTACAGGGCGCCGAAACCCTTGGCCGGCAGCAGCTGGTCGATGAGCCAGGTGATGGGCTCGTCCTTGAGCTCCTGGGCCATGATCAGGTGGATGCGCGGCTTAGGTTCTGCCGGGCTTGTGGCGACCTCCGTGCTGGCCTTGGGCGCCGGCTGGTGCTTGGCGTTGATCTGCTCTGCGATCGTGGGCTCGGGCGGCCTGATGGCCCTCAGGGCGGCCTTGCGGTCTCCGTTGTGGCTGAAGGTTGCGTACAGGTCGAAGGGGTCCGTGAGCTTGCTCGAGAGCGGGTCTTCGATGCCGTGATGGCTGTAGACGCACCAGTGGCCGTAGGCGCCCTTGAAGACGACGACGCCGGCCGTGCCTGAGGTGGACCCTGGGCGGATGTATCGGTAGGCCTCGCCTCCTGGGCCGTGCGGATCGCGGTAGACGAACTTGTAGCCCTGCCCTTCCAGGGTGCTGCGTACCCAGGCCAGGTCGTGGGCATTGTTGAAGGCGTCGATCGCGCTGGGCGCGTCGGGCGTAAGGACAGTTGTCGGCGCGGCGGTCGTTGTCGGCGGGGCGGTCGAGATGTGCTGCTCGACGGCCTGCTGCTTTTTGCGCTCCTTGTGCCATGCCAGGGCCTTGGCCACGTCCATGGCAGGACCGTCATGCCGGTGGCTCTTGAAGGCGCTGACGGCCTCCTGCGTGCCGACGCGGGGCATGTACCAGGGTTGTGACCAGCGCCTGTTCTCCGGCACGTCGGTGATGAACACGCCGCGCGCGTGCAGCTGGTCCACCAGGTAGGTGACGACCGCGTCCAGCTCTGCCGGCGACTTCATGCGTGCCGGGATGAGGATGCGGTACTTCCACACTGTGCCTGGGACGTAGCTGTGCGTCGTGTGGGCGAAGAAGCCCACGCCGATGTCTTCCATGGCGGCGATCGCGTCGGGCAGTGGCGGTGCGCCTGGCTGGATCTCGCCTGTCTCGGGGTCGAAGCTGCTGTCCCCGTCGATGATGCACAGGTCGGCTTCTTTGAGGTTCTCGTCGGCGCGGCGCGGTTCGACCAGGTCGCCGCCTCTGACGTAGTAGCTGCCGTCCTTTTGTCCGACCTTGGGTACGGACAGGCGCCGGCAGAATTGATCCCAGGGAATATCTTTGACGGACAGCGAAACGTCGGTGCGTCCGTTGGCTGCCAGAGCGATTTTCAGTCTGGCATTTTCGTCAGTTGTTGTTATATCTTGAGACATGCCGCGTGGGTTCCTGCTTCGCGGTGGTTGCCAGACTTGCGGCGCCGGTCTTGCGTGAACCGGCGCCGCATATCGTTTACGGTCTAAAACTCATCGATGTCACTAGTGACCGGAGCTTTAGGGGCAGGCTTTGGCGCCGGCGCCGGAGCTGGGGGCGCTTCTTCCTTCATTTCGGCCGGCACTGCAACCCAGCTGGTGATGGACCACTTGGGTGCCTTGAAGCGCAGCTCGCCTTCCGGCGTCTTGATCTTCACGACCTCGGTGCCTTCGATCGTCACCACCGGCACCTTGCCTGGATTGGCGGGCGCCTGCTCGAGGAACTGGTCGTGCAGCGTGTCCACTGCGCGCAGTACGGTCTTGCTGGTGGGCGTGAACTCGCGCAGGCCGTGCTCCTTGAGGAACATCTTGATGCGCGCGGCCTGCTTATAGTCGTTGCCTGGCTTGGCTGGGAAGCGTTCGCCTGCCTTAACCATCACGGCGTGATAGTTGGGCGAGAAGGTGATCCAGCCCATCTCGATGTCGTCCAGGGCCATGATGACCTTCACGGGGAAGGAGATCTCGACCTCGTTCTTTTCCCATGTGCCATCGCCGGCGGGCTCGCGGTTCACGGCCAGCATGTCGCCCGACTTCGCGTCGAACTTCACCACCGGCAGAAACTTGGAGCCGCTTGAGTTGGTCTCGGTGTTAAATCCCAATGCCATTTTCATAGTCCTTTGTCTTGATGCCGCTGAACCCCGCGGCCGGGATGTCGTTAGCGCGAGGCGCCCCAGTAGGCCATGAGGGCCGCGTCGGCGCGGCCGTCCCACTTCTTGAGTGCGAATAGGTGTGCGTATGCCGGGAAGAGCTCGGCCGCGCGTTGGCGGCTGCCGTCCTTCCCGTCGCGCACGTTGAGATCCTTCTGCCAGCGTTGCGGCGTGACGTACTGCATGGGCATACGCAGCGCGGAGACGACGCCTTCCACCATGCCCACGCCGCGGCCGAACTGGAATGTGCTGCTGACCCCTTGGCCTGGCATGGCGCCCACGCGCTCCAGCACGACGAGCGTGATGGGCGGCGTGCTGAGGCTCACCTGGGCGCGGCCGATGGTCGTGGCCAGGAGGGCCGGCGAGATCTCGCGCTTGGCTTTCCCGCTGCGTTGCACTTCCACGGTCGGCATGTCGATGATCTCGAGCGTGCCGGCGGCCTGGTCGAAGAATGCAAGAGCGCCTGACGCGCCTGGGTCGATCGCGAGGATCACTTCGGCGCCTCCGGCAGTGGCATCCAGTGCGTCGGCTTGAGCGTGTGATCGCCGTTGCTCCAGCTGAGGCTAAGGACGTTCCAGTAGGCGACGTCGGCAAAGCCGGCCTTGTCCCATACGAGCACTTCGGTGCCGTCTACGGGCGCGGTTCCGATCGGGCGCCAGGTCATGCTTTCTTGCCCTTCGCGATCTTGAGCGTCAGCCCGAGGACGTTGCAGTAGCGCAGCGCGGCCCTGAGGCTCACGTCGGTTCCTCTCGCCGCGGCGTACCAGTAGGTGGAATGAGAAAGGCCTGCCCTTTTGCATAGGTCTCTCTGCGTTATGCCCAAGGCCGTGCGCCGCTCCTCGAGAGCGGCGAACAGCTGCTGGGGGTTGTCGATGCTTGGCATGGGATGTCCTTCTTTCCCAAGACATAACCGCCTTGCGTTTTAGGCGCAAGGGGTTCGCGATGGAAATGTTACTCGGCGTAGGGCTCGACCTGAGCCCAGGCGGGGACGGAGATCTCGGTGATCGTGTCCGAGTAGAAGGCCGGGGCCGTGTCGGCTTGCTCCAGGGCGACGCGATAGGCGCGCGCTGCGCGTTCCATCAGCAGGCGCCCAGACTGCAAGCTGCGCGCATCCAGGGTGTAGACGCCCACCGCGTAGGGGGCCTCGCTCTCGACCGCGATGAAGACGAAGCGATCCAGATCCCAGCCCACGATCTCGCGGAAGCCGGCCGCGTAGTGCGCCGCCTGGACGTGATACTGGAAGCTTGCGATCTGCTTGGCGAAACCGTCTGGGCTGGCGTCGGTGCAGGTCTTGATGTCGAAGATCGCGCTGCCTGTCATGTAGTCGCAGCGCGCCTTGCATGGCAGGCCGTACTGATCCCAGAAGAGACTGACTTCGGGATTGCCGTCGCGCAGGCCTTCGATCGCCACGGGATGCTTGCGCACCGAGGCTGCGATGGCCGAGGCTTTTTCGTAGGCCGTCTCGTCGACGATGATCTTGCCGGCGTGTTCCTGCTCGAACTCTTCCGCGGCCTTCTTGCCCACCGTCGTGCGCCGATCGAACTTCGGCATGACTGCGAACTCGTCCTTGAACGTGTCGGGCTCGAGGATCATCGAGTGCGTGAGCGTACCCAGGCGCATTGCGGCAGTGGGTTCGCGCGGCGTGCTCTTCGATGAGATGTAGTGCGCCGGCGAGCGCAGCAGAAGCTTGGCGCCTGATGCGCTCAGAGCTTCGACCGCGTGGTAGTCACTTGCGGGCATTCCGACGTGGGATGGCATGTTCTTTTTCCTCTCTAGCCATGTGCAGCAGAGCGGCCAGGAGCATCCCGGCGGCAGTGCCAACAAAGGTTCCAATCACGAAGCAGAGCCAATTCACTTCTTGCCTTCGACCATTGCCTGGATGTCGTTCTTGCGAATGAGGATCCGACGACCGATGCGAAGAGCGGGAAAGAGCCCGGCTTCGATGTAGCTATAGAGGCTTCGCTTACTGATGCCAAGTAGCTTTGACGCTGCTGCGACAGAAATAAAAAGGGTGTCCATAGTGGTTTGTTGTGCGCGAATTGGGCATCTTGGGATCTAAGTACTATCCCGTGCAAGCCCGTGCGGTGAAAAGAGGCACATTGCGATAAGATCGCGCGCAAATTGCGCTGGATGCACAAATGAGCACGACTAGAAAACACGACAAAAACCACTGGGTGCGCGAAGGGCTGACTGCCAAGGGCTACACGCAGCGCGACCTGGCGCGTGCGTGGGGCGTGGCGGAGCCTTCCGTGTCGCGCTTCATCTCAGGCGAAGAGGGGGCGGATCCGCCCCTATCTCGTGCCGTCACGCTTGCGGTGATGCTGGGGATTAGCCTGGAAGACCTAGCGCGCGGCCTGGGCTTGCGTGGCAAGCGCATCGAGCCTGTGGTGACGCAGGAGGCTGGTGTGCCTCCTGTTGGCACGTTCCGCATGGACGTGCTGGGCGAGGGGCGCGTGCGTGTTGTGTTGGTGCAAGACGTCGCGCCCGATGTTGCGTCGCAGCTGATTTCAGTCTTGGGCGGCTCGAGTGACAGTGGGCGCGTCCGTGACCGTAAGGCGCGTGCGTAGGCCCTTGCCTTTCTCGATCGGCTTGTCTTCGGTCAGCGACTTGTATTCGCCGCACCAGTAGGACACGGCCACGCGGTGCGGCTGTGGGTAGCGGTGGCAGGTGCGAGATCCGCCCGCCTGGCCCGCGGTGTAGCGACAATCGCCGCACGATGGTCCGCGCTTATTCAGCGCCGGCGCGTCGTGGTTGATGCTCATTCCTTTTCTCCATATTCGTTTCTTGGCGATCGACACGACACTGCAGCCAGCGCCGCAAGCGCCAAGACGGCGCCGCAAAGTGTCAGGATCGACAGCGCGTCGCTCCGTTCAATCGGTGTTTTTGTCATGGCGCGGGCTTCTCTCCCAGCGCCGCGCGGGCAGCGAAAGCGCGCGAACATATTGGGGGGTGGCTTAATAACGCCACACAGATGTCGCCTTTGCCGATCTCCCGCAGCGCCGCCCGCAGCTTTTCGTTTTCTGCTGCTAAAGCCCTTAACATATTCGACGCTTCTACTTCAGTCGCGCTCCAGGTTGACCCGCTGATCCCGGATAATTGGAGGTTGTACGCCACTTCTTCCGCGCGCTTTGCGCTTATGTCCATCATTCCTTTTCTCCCAGCGCCGCACGGGCGTACACGTCGGGCGGATCTTCGTTCTCACCCTCCCATGCCTGGGCTTGCGCGGCCTTATCACCCCATTCTGCGGCTTTGTCTTGCGTTGGTTCATACCCGATAGTCAGGATCTCGTTGCCGCGCAGGACCGCGGCCATCCAAAGGTCGCGCGCCGGGTCAAAACCAACGACGATCTGAAGATCGCTCACTGCTTTTCTCCTGCTTCGACGCGGTCTCTTTCCTCGTCGAGAATTGAGTTGATGAACTCTTCGTGCTTGAGCCCTTCCAGGAATAAGACACCTTCGTATCCGTAGATAGAAGCGGCCCACTCACAAATCGCCGCCCGCAGCTTTTCGATTTCGTCGGCGGCTTCCCATACAGTTGTATCTTCCGGCCTTAACCAAGCTTGATTGCCGCTGGTCTGTGGTAGTTCTTTAGCTATCCGGCGCAGCCGCTCAACGATGTCGCTCATTTCTTTTCTCCCAGCGCCGCGCGGGCGATTCTGCACAGTTGATCCATGTATGACATTGGGTGTGCGTCTTGTGTGTGCGCTTTGATTGTAAGCAACGCCCCCTGCATCGCGCGCCGTTCCGCCCGCAGCTTTTCGATTTCGTCGGCGGCTTCGATCCCTAAAGAAAAAGATTTCCCCCAGTATCGCAGCCGTTCCACAATGTCGCTCATGGCCCTTCTCCCAACGGAGCGCGGGCGATTGCATCACACACCACTAGCAGCGCCTCTGGTGTTTTGTCTTTCCGCCTTGCGTTAAAACTAATTTTTTTCAGCGCCACCCGCAACGAACCAAGCTCTTTTTCAAGATCACCATACTTGGCGCGCAGCTTTTCAATTTCGTCGGCGGCTTCGTTGCAGAATTTGTCTGCATCAGCATGATCATAAATATCAGCTGTTCGCAGCCGTTCCACGATGTCGCTCATGCGCCCATCTCCTTCTGCGGCAGGAATAACTTGCGCGCGCGCTTAATGTGCGGCGACATTTCCTGCGCTGTCGTCAGCGTCTCGATCGTCTGCTTGATCCGCGCCGCGCCCCAGTGATCGCCCTCGCGCTCTGCTATCACCAGGTTGTGCTCGAGCCTCTGCAGGAAGGTCATCACAGCTGGCCTCCTAGCGTTTCACGTGCAACCGTCTTCATCTTCATGGCCGTCGACCAGACGACGGAAGGCGGTGGCATGTGGCCGGCGTCGTCGGTGAGCTCTGCCATCGCAATTGCATGCAGGCCGGTGCGCAGGCGGCCGTTCTCCTCGAGGAGGAGCCGGGCTTCCGCCTTCACCTGGACGAGCTCGGCGGTCACGCTGCTGGTGCTGTGGGCGTCGATTTCCATCTTGGGTTCCTTGTTCTGGGGGCCTCCGCCGGCCGCTAAGGGGGAGGGACTTGGCAAACCGGCGGAGGTTTCCGCCACTACGGCGGAAGGCATGGAGGGCCTTAGCCCTCGAGCTCGTTGACGACCAATGTGGCGTATCCGGCGATGTCGCGCCAGTGGTCGATCTCGTGCGGGTTGCCGTGAAGGGCGCGGCTGATCTTCTGAGCGATCATGTCCAGGGCCTCGCGCTGGTAGGGCGTGAGGTTGTCCCATCCGTCCTGGCAGCGCATCCCTCGCTTCATGTTATGCGACCAGGTGGCCTGCTCCTTGTAGGGGCCGTGGGTCTTGCCGCGTTCCTCGAGGATGTTCGAGATGCTCATGCGCGTTGCTCCATGGCTTTGGCTTCCAGCGCGGCCAGCTGGCGGCCCAGCTCGCCCAGCTGCTGGTGCAGGCGATAGGCCTCATGGCTTTCGGGGTGGGCCTGCTTCAGGAACTGCTCGAGCACGTCGATGCGCGCGCGGATCCGGCCAGGCGTATCGGGCCTGACGATATGCATCTGCTTCTTCACAGGACGATCGCTCCCACCACAAGAATGAGCAGGATCACGGCGATGAAGCCGATGGTGCCGAGGATCGCCTCGACCCAAAATTTCGGCGCGTTGAAATCTCTCATGTCTTCCTCTCCTTTAGAGCGCATTGCAGGTGCAGCAGGGGGCCGGAGCCCCCTGCGCCTTGATCAAAGATAAGCACGAACCAGAGGCGAAACGTCATCTGCGCTACCGCCGCGGCGCACATGAGCCAGGGCCGGGGCGATTTCGTCGGCCTCGAAGGCGATGTAAGCGTCTGAGCCATAAACCGGCTGCACCTCGAGCCAACGATCGGCATCCAGCTTGCCACCGGCGGCAACGTGAGCGCGAACGCGATCGGCCAGGGCTTCAGCCTTATCGGCCGCGTCCCAAACGCGGCGGTAATAGGTAACGCCCTCTTCAACGTCGTCAGCCAGCTCGCAAGCGGGGAAAGATGCTTCATGCTGAAAGCGGCGACCCTTAGAGGTCTCGAAAGAAACGAAGAAGCGCTCAAACACCTCAGGACCATCGTCCCCCTGAACTTGGAACAGCTCCGAAACAACCCCGACTTGAATGCTCATTTCCATCTCCATTGCTCCCTTCGCCCCGATCGGCGTCGGTAAGGCATACCTAGCCGCCTTACGGGCTAGACGCAAGAGGAAAAATGAACCCCATGGAAAAAAGATTATCGCCCCGACGAAAGGCTAGGAAAGCGCCTTGCGCGCTAGACGCAATCCCACTATTGTTCGGGGTACAAACCAATGGAGATGGCAATGAAGGTGACCAAGTTTGAGCGTTCCCCTGGCGTCTGGCGGATCCGCATCGAGACCAAGGACGAGGCCGGTCAGCGGAAATTCAGCACGGAAACGCTGAAGGGATCAGAGATCGACGCGGAAGCGCGGCGCATCGAGATCCTCAAGAGCCACCGCGCCGGCGACCTGGTGCAGGTGACGGACGACACCGTGAAGCAGCACTGGACCCGCTGGCAGGCCAAGCGCGTCGCGCTGAAGGCGATCTCGGAGCTCACGGCCCAGGGGCAGGCGGTGCTGATGTCCCCCTTCCTGCGCGACTACGGCGCCCGCCCTCTTCGCTCCATCACGGGCGACGACATTGAGGCCTTCTACCTGGGGCGCATCCGCCAGGTCGCGCCCGGCACGATGACCGTCACGCACCACCACCTCAAGGCCCTGTTCAACCAGGCCGTAGAGGCCGGCGTGCTGACCAAGAACCCCATGAAGAAGGTGGCCGCACCCAAGGGCGAGAGCGATCCCCGCAAGCCCCTGGAGAAGCGCCACATCAAGGCCCTGCTGGCCTACGCTGCCGACAAGCCCTTCCTGTCGCGCATGCTCCGCCTGGCGCTGCACACAGGCATGCGCCGCGGCGAGATGTGCGCCCTTCGCTGGTCCGACGTCGACCTCGAGCTGGGCGTGATCAACGTCTCCCGCACGATCGTGCGCATCGGCACGGTCGAGCACGAGAAGAAGCCCAAGACCAAGAAATCCATCCGCTCCATCCGCCTGCCCAAGGTTCTGATCGAGGAGCTGCGCGCAGCTGCCCAGGCGCCCAACCGCCCGGTCCTGGTCACCAAGTGGGGCGATCGGCCCACCCTGTCCTACATGACCAGCGCCACCAAGGACGCCCTGCGCGCGATCGGCCTGGACGAGGGCTACTGCCTGCATTCCACCCGGCACAGCCACGCCACCCACCTGCTGCGCGAGAAACTGCCGCTGAAGGCGATCTCTGAGCGCCTGGGCCATGCCAACGTGGAAGTGACCCTGGCGGTCTACGCCGGCGTCCTAACCGGCGACGACCAGGCCCTGGCGGACGCGTTTGAGAAAGTTGTGAATTGGTAGTTGACTGATGGGTATTACCTCCATAAGCGTTACCCATGACCGAAGAAACCTGGGCTCCGATCCCATCGCTGACCGGCCAGTATCTGGCCTCCTCAATCGGGCGTATCCGGCGCGTCGTGGACAGCAAGATCATGCCGTTCCACATGAACGACGGATACCTTTACGTCGTCATCGACAAGAAGCACTACAGGTCGCATCGACTGATTGCGGAGGCCTTCTTCGGCCCCTGCCCGGAGGGTCATTACGTCTGCCACATCAATTCCGTGAAGCACGACAACCGCATTGAGAACTTGAAGTACGGAACGCCATCCGAAAACGCTCAAGACAGCATCGCTGAAAGATCTCGATGGCGCGGCGTGACGCGCGAGGCAAATGGCCTTCCGGGCGGCATCCGCGCGGTGTGCATCTTTGAGCGGAAGCCAGGGGTGTGGCGCATCAGGACAGAGACGCGGGATGAGAAAAACAACCGCGTCTTCTCGACTTTCACCGTCCGGGGGGATCGCGCGGAGGCCGAAAAAGGCCGCCTGCAGGTGCTTTCGGGTAACGAATTACACGCCGGGGTCAGAGCTCCGTGTAAAGCTGCCACTAACATTCAATGAAATCAAGGCACTTGCGAGGGTATCCCACCATCATGTGAGAACCGACCCCGCGTGCCATCTTGTTGATTTTCGTGCAACAGGCGACGCATCTAGTGCGCCGAAAAGCAGGGTTTGCGGCCTGTTCGGGTAACGAAAAGAAAATGGTTGACTTGGGGCATGCAGACTTGCCAAGGTGCCGCGTGGCGTTCTTTCTCTGTCCTCCCTAGCAAGCACCTCCCCGGCCCCTCAAAAGGCCGGGGTTTTTTCTTAGCGGTACTGCTCCGCGTCGGCCGCGCCCATGAGGGCCTGCAGGCCCAGCAGGCCTTGACGCTCCGGCGGGATCGGCCGGCCAAACCAAAGCTTAGACGAAACGTAGGGCAGGCCCAGGCCCAGGGTGGCGGATACCACCGGATCAACCAGCCCCGCGGCGGCCGCACCACCCGCCCCTGCGCCCAGGCCAGCCGTAGTTGTGCCGCTGGTGCGCGCCCCGGTCAGCACGTTCTGGGCGAAGCTGCGCTGCGCCGTTCCGCTGTTGGGCGTCGGGTTCGGGATAATCGCTTCCCCGGCGCGCACAAGGCGCGTGAAGGGGTCTTGCGCCATCCCATAGGCCTCCGGCCCCAGAGATGCCCTCTCGGTCTGCGCAAGCGCGCTGGGCGGGATGAAGCCGGTATTGAGCTTGTCCTTGCCGGTCGCGCTGCCCATGGCCTCCCTGACGCGGGAGAACAGCGCATAGTCGCGATTGAGATCCTTCCACGCCTGGGCCAGGTTTGAGCCGCCAGCCTGCTGGCCGGCATTGCCTGCCATCTGCGTGCTGGGAAGATTGGCGCCCCCAGTGGTTTGCAAGGCACGCTCGTCTGGCCCCGGCAAACGCGCTTGACCAGGCAGTAGTGGCTGATTGCCGGGCGCAGTGGCTTGAGCGCCACCAGGCGCCTGCGTGGGCGTCTGGGCGGCAGACCGCTCCATGAGCCCCTGGAAGCTGTCGCGCAGCCGCTCCATGGCCTTGCCGTACTCGCGGATGGCTGGATTGTCGCTGCGCTTGGCGCTGTCGGCCGCGAAGCGCATCTCGCCGTCAATGACCCGGTAATTGGCGCCCGGCATTTCAGCGCCCTGCGCGCGCGCCGCCACGAACTCCTCGACGCGGCGCAGCTGGCTGTCGAAGGCCCGGTACAGGCCGTCGTCCAGGCCGCGCGTGTACTGCGACCGCATGCCGCTCACCTGGTTGGCGAAGGTGTCGTCCGGGCGAAGCCGGGTCGCGGCCTCGAGCGCGTCCGCCTTCTGGCCCCATTGCCGCTGGTAGGCCGTCAGAACCTCCGGCGTGGCGATGTCGCTGTCCAGCCCGAATTGACGATTTACCGCGCGCGTCCAGCCACGCATGGTGTTGTCCTCGGCGCGCGCCACCGCGGGGGCCGACGTCGGCAGATAGCGCATCACGCTCTCGAAGACCGACGCGCTGGGGTTGCCCAGCTGCTGCGCCGGCGTGAGAGGCACGCCAGCCTGGCGCAGCGCCTCGAGGTTCTCCACCCGCGGCCCAGGGTTGCGTGCCGGGAAGACGTTCTGAGGGCGCAGCATCGGCGCCATAGGCACAGCCATACCGCCAAGGACAGCAAGCGGCGCCGGGACGCCACCCTCGAGCAGCCCTTGCGTCACACCACCGGCCGTTGTCGCGGCCGCGGTTTGCGCGCCTGGTCCAGCCGCCAGGGTCTCGGCTACCGGCCGACCGAATTGCGACGAGATCGGCAGCGCGTCTGCGATCGCGCGAGCCTGGCGCGCGCCCAGCATGGTCTCCACGCCAGCCCGCGCGGCGGTGCTCGTCATGCGTTCCATCGCGCCTTCCGGCTGAGGCACGCCGGCGCGCGTCATGAGCTCGTCGTAGGCCTGCGAGGGCGTGCGCTGATTGCCACCCGTTGCTGCGTTCCAGGCGCTCACCGCCAGGTCAGAGATAGGCCGCGCGAAGCCCGCCGCCACGCCGCCGGCGATCGCGCCAGGGATTGCGCCCACGCCACCGAAAGGAGCGCCCATGGCGGCCCCGGCAAGCATGCCCGCGCCAATGTCCCCAAAGGTTCGCAGACCCAGCCCAGCGCCGCGCGCAAGGCCTTCCGTGGCGGTGCGCTGTGGTGGAGGCGCTGCGGGGAGGGGCTTCCACTGCGTGCCGTCGTTGAAGATCTCCTCGCCCGTCTGCGGGTTCCTGGCGCGCTGCGCCGGCTTCCACTGACCATCCTCGCCAACGACCAAGATCTCGCCGGTTTCCCGGTTGATTGCCACATTGCTCATCAGCGGATGACCTCAAAGCCAGGGGGAAGCGCAGGCGCGCTGGGAGCAGCTGCCGGCGGCGTGTAGCCGGGCTGCACGCGCCCGTATTCGCCAGATGAGACTTCGCGCAACCGGCGCTCCGCGTCCGTTTGCCGCCTCTGCACCGCGGCGATCGCCCGGTTCAGTAGAGCTTCACGCTCTGCCCTGCTCATGTTCGCCGACGCGCCCATGTCGAGCAGGATCTTACGTTCGCCTTCAGTCGGGTTGCCGCCAAAGATCGAGCGCAGCTGAGACAGCGCCTGCTCGGTCATGATCGAGGTTAGAGACCGCGTCGCCACCGCACTATTCTGATCAAAGCCCGTCGCGCCGGCCGCCGCTCCGCGCAGTGCAGCGCCTGGCCCCGCGTAAGCCTGCGGGCTAAGGCGCAGTGCCTCCCGCAAAGAACCTTCGGCGTCGCGCATGCTCTGAAGGTTGCTCTCGGTCTCTTCCTTGAGCTTGAGCTCCGACGGCGCAAGCTGCCGCGGCTGCGTGCTGGTGATCGACACCTGAGCACCGCCGGGCGTCGTGACCGTACGCGTCTCGCCGCCAGGGGCGCCGGCCGTCGGCGGCGCGCCAGAAGCCGTGGGGCCGCCGCCGGCAGCGGTGTCCGCCGCCGCCCTGAGAGCCGCCGCGCTGGGGCGGGGGACGCCTTCGGGGATGGAGGGCTGGATCTGCACCACCTCACCATTTCTGACTTCGGTGCGGCCGCCGTAGAGGCGCGTCCACGCCAGCGCGTATTCTGGGCTGTTGACAAGCTCAGGATTACGCATGCCCTGCAGGATGGTGGCCTGCGCGTCACCCTCGAGACCACCTTGCGGCCGCGGCTCCGTGACGCGATCCCAGCGATTGGTTTGGGAATTGAACTGATACAGCGCGCCACCGGCTTCCACCGTGCGCGGCTCGTTCATCGTCCGCCTCAGCTGCTCCACCTGCAGGCGCCGCTGCTCGGCTTCCAGAGGATCCTGGCCGAGGCGCTGGATCCTGATCTGGCGCAGCGCCTGGCTGATGTCCTGGGCGCGCATGCCACCAAACTGCTGCAGGTCATAGCCCGTCGCCGCCTTGAAGGCGTCGGGGCTCTTCATCAGATCGCCAATGCGCTTGATCTCATCAGTCTCCTGCCGGCGCTGATCCATCTGCGCTGTCATGAGCCGCCGCTGGGAGGCGTTGTACAGATCCGTATTCACACCCGAGGCCGCCTGGCCCAGCTGAGAGAAGATCTGAGCCCGCTGCGCCGGCATGATGGGCTGGCCGGCGGCGAGTAGCGTCGCGCTGATGTTGGCCAGCGCGTTGACCGCTGCATCGCGCACGTCGGCCCTGGGGACGCCGTAGCGCGGGTCGATCTGCGCCATCTCGGTCGGATCGCCGCCGGTGAAGAAATCGAGAAGACCCACCATGATGCTTGTCTCCTAGTCCAAAAGGCCGCGCCGGCGTTGAAAGGGCTGCAAGGGTTGAATGGGCTGGAATTGACGAGGCCCCATCACCTGTGCGCGCAGATCAGGTTGCTGCATCTGCTGAGGCTGCGAAAGCGATTGAAGCTGCAGGAAGCTTCTTTGCGCAGAACCAGCAGACGCTAGGCGCGCGGCGTTCTTTGCGTCCTCTTCCTTCTGCTGGGCAATCTGCTCCGGCGTCAACGGCGTGGCCGGATCCACCAGGTCAGGCGCAACGTAGTTGCCTAGCCGACGCAAGGACGTACCAATGTCTCGAGCGTAGACAGGCTGCGGCATCGTCGTGTTGCCTGGGTTTGCTTCCGCGCCCTGGTATCCAGGCGATCCAAATGTCAAAGCTTGGACCGACCCAGGAGCGACAGGCATTGTCGGGCTTCCTGGGTTTGCTTCTGCGCCCTGGTAGGTTGGCGTGCCAGGCACACCAAGGCCAAAGCGCGTCGCAGCCTCGCGCCCGATCTGCGTGATAGGTTCTACGCCGCCGGCATTCCGCACCGCGTGCCAGGGCGTCACGCCGGTGCGCATGCGATCGATGCTGAAATCCACCTGCTGCTGCCAATTCTCCCGCGACGGAGGCGCACCAAAACGCTGCTGGAACTCGTAGGCCATCCCGCCAGGCGCGATGCGGCGCGGGTCGCGAGATCCAGAGAACAGCTGAAAGGGGCCGAATGAATAGCCGCGCGTGTCGACATTGCCAAACGTCGGAGAGTTGAGCGTCCGCTCGTTCAGACCCTCCCTGCTGGCAATCCCCAGCGCCAGGTTTGGATCGACGCCACGGTCGACCGCGCGGCGGTAAATGTAGTCAGCAATCGTCTGCATGTCAGCCATTGTTGAGCGCCTTCCGCATCGGGCCAAAGCCCAGGTTCACCGCCTTGCGGCCGGCCACTTCCGTCACCTGGCCTGGGTACTTCTTCTCGATCTCCTGCGCCATCGGACCCACCACCTTCGGGTAGGTCTTCGGGTCGCCCTTGTACCGATAGGCGTACATCGTCAGGCCGGTCTCCTCGTCCTTGCCGACCTTCTCGATGTCCGTCTTCATGCGCTCGTCGGAGAACCCAAGCAAAGGCGCGAGGGCTGCGAAACCAGAAGCCGCGCTGCCCGCCGCACCGAGGCCGGCAAGCAGGTTATTGCCCCGAGGCACGAACTGCGAGCCGCTAGTGGTCGTGCCATAGGGTGTAGCAGTAGTCGCACCAAGACGCAGGTTCAGCATTTCAATCGGATAGTTGCGCTGCTCTTGGTAGCGCGCATAAGCCTCGTCGAGCGCAGCCTGGTTCATGGCCTGCCGCTGCTGGCCGATGCTTTCAAGGATCGCCGCATCCTGCTGCCGCGCGTCTTGATAGGTCGTGCCAAGATTGCCCAGCATCCCGGCGGCCGCCAGGCGCTGTTGCGCCCCCTGCAGACCCGCCGCCTGGTTAAGCTGCTGTGCCTGCAGGGCCTGCGACGCATTGACCTGCGAGGCCGTCAGACCAGCCTGCTGGTTGGCCAGGGCCGCCTGCTGCCCCAGCTGTGCCGTGGTAGTGCCGGCCTCGAGGCCCGCGCGTTGATTGGCCAGGGCGGCCTGCAGCGCCCGGTCGATGTTGAATTGCCCCGTCTGGATGCCGGCGGCCTGGTTGGCCAATGCAGCCTGTTGGGCCAGCTGCGCGCTCGTCGTCCCTGCCGCGAGGTTGGCCTGCTGGTTGGCCAGCGCAGCTTGCATGGCGCGCTGCTGGTCCGCCTGGAGAAGCGCCGCGGCCTGGTTGTACCCTTGAGAGCGCAAATTGGCCGAGAGCTCACCGGCCGACCGCGCGGCCTCCCCCAGTGCCACACCTTCGGCAATACCTTGGCGAGATCCGCCGAAAGCCCGCGCTGAAAGAGCCTGATCTCCAAGCCGGTTGACAGCCTGCTGTGTCGCCCCCTCAAGACGCGAGAGGGCAGCATTCTCGACGTTTGAGATGTAGGGGTTCATGTAAGACGACACGTCACCCTGCAGAAAATTGGGGGCCGTGATGTTCTGCGCGCCAACACCAGCCGCGCCCACACGCTCAAAGCCCGTCTGGCCGGCAGATACGCCCATGGCATTGACCCCGTAAGGGTTGACGCTCTGGTAGCCGATCTGCGAGGCATTCACGCCGAGGGGGTTGTAGTTGGCGCTTTCTGTGGCGGTTTGAAACGCCTCATTGAATGCGGGCTGCGTCGCGCCAACACCGGCCTGGGCGTATCGGAATGCAGCCTCCTGCTCGGGCGCAAAACCAGCCTGCAGCTGCCCGGCGTAGGCCTCGTAAGGACGTTTGCTGATCGTGTCAGCAATCGCAATGTTTTCCTTCGTCACCCCCTCGAGCCACGCAGGTAGCTCTGTTTTCGTGACGACCGGCGTCTGCTTAGGTGCGCTGCTGCCCATCTGGTGTGTACTCCATCATGATCATCCGCCGCTTCCAGCCTCTGGCCTTAAAGATCGGCTCATAGCCCGGTCGAACACATGCTCGAGCGAACTCGCATCCTTGTTCTATCGCCCACTTCTCCACCTCGTCCATAAGCTTCAGTACCGCATCGAGCTCGCCGGCCGAAATAAAGCAGTGAAGGAACTTGCGCCGTGGCGACTGCGAGATCTCGGTAACGATGATCGCGCGATCGTTGAAGTGCGCCTGCATCTCCCCTCGTTTGAGGGCTTCGATGACGTCTTCTAGGGTGTGCGTGTCGCTGCCTAGGCGCAGCGCCTTCCGCATCCTAGTAAGGAGGAGAGCCTGTTTGTCCAAGGGCCACCGCCGTTGTTACCAGGTTCCCGCTGTTATCTACCGTAACTTTATACACAGAACCATTGGGGGCTTGAAGCAAAACCGACTCGACCGCCTGGATTTTCATCACGGCCTGGTCGACCAGCTGGTCCAATGCCGAAAGAGCCCGCGTGAAGTAGGCGCTGTCGTATTGGCCCGGCGCCGGAGGAAGGTTCGCCCTCATCTGCCACCCTTAGGCACGAAATCAATGCGCATCTGGCCGATACTCCATTCTGCGTCCTGAGTAGCCGCCACCTTGATGCGGAAATCCCGTCCAGTGACCCGCACGTCGGTATAGCCGTCAGACCGGGGGTTGTAGGGGCCAGAGGTAGTCTCAGCCCCTTCCGGCGTAAAGGAGGAGAAGAAGGTCAGCTGCGTGCTGTCGTACCCGTAGCCGCTATCCGTAAGCGCCTGGCGCACGAAGGAGATCGCGTTGCCGTTCTGCAGGTTCAGAGACCCGGTCTCGGCGTAGCGATCCTCCTCGATCGGCGTACCGGCCGCGGTCCAGCCGGCCTCCTGGTAATAAACCTCGTTGAGGTCGTCAGTGGCCAGAGGGAAATTGAACACGCCAGCACTGCAGGCCGCTGTGCGCGTCATCGTGTTGCCGATGCCCCACCAGTTTTCCTGAAAATTGAAGAAGACCGACAGGTCAGGAACTGAAGAACCCTGAGACGGAAACCAAAACCACACCTCGGGAAAGACGCCATTGTCAGACCCGTGCGCGTAAAGAGGCCCAGAGTTGGGGTCGATGTTGTCGAAGACATAGGCACCGACATCGCAGGCCAGAGGCTTCACGACGCCGCCGTCGTACATCCAGAAGCTTTCCTTACCCATCCAAATGCAGCGCCCGGCCGTTGTCGCAAAGGACCGAGGCGACATCAGGCCGCAACCAAAGCCGATGCGCTCAATTGAGTAGACGTAGGGCAGCCCGATGAAGCGCATCAGCCACGCTTCGCTTTCCGTCCAGATCAGCGTGCCTTCGCGCACCGGCGCGCACATAACCAGAAGGCTTTCCGTATCCAGATCCAGATAGCCCGCCGTGTTGGACGTCGAGGCGAAATCCCAATCCGTATAGTTTTCGCGCGAGCTCCAAGCCACGCGGCGCGGCACACCACCAGCGCCCAGCAGCACAGCGTGGCGCTCCGGCGTCACGATGACAGCGCGGTTGCTGGTAGGGATTGCCTTCGTCGTGGTAACGCTGCCGCCCGCTCCCGTCGTGTCCGTGCCGGAAGAGGAGAAGGTGAACGTCTTAGCACTCGGCACAGACGCGATTGTCTGCGTGCCATTGAAACTGCCGACCGCATTGCCCGAGATGACAACACTTTCGCTGACGGCGTAGCCATGATTGTCTTCCGTCGTCACCGTGGCGACATTGGAAGAACGAACTATGGTCGTAATAACACTGGTCCCAACAGGCCGCGCCTTGGTCTCCGTGACGTTCCAGTGCAACAGTCGCCCATCACTTGACGAAACAGCAAGGAGATCCTCGCCCCAGTTGTCGAACGTCCATGAGAAGGACTTGGTAAAGAGCATGTTCTGAGGGCGCCGATCTGCCACCGGCAGCGCAGCTGTGCCGCCCGTTGACGACGCATTGGAGGCCGTCTGCGCGTAGGTGAACGTCGTGGAAGACGGCACGCTGGCGATCGTGAAGGTGCCATTAAAGGTCGCATCAGCTACGCCGGCAATGAGCACTGACATACCGACCGGGAAGCTATGCGCCTCTGCCGTCGTGATGGTCACGACGTTGGACGACCGCACCGCCGTCGTGATCGCCACCAGGCCATAGTCCAGCCCGTATAGAAGCTCGCCGTAATCAAAAGCCCCATAGCTGCCGTACTGGTCGAAATCGGGCGAGACGTAATCATCCGGCGTTACGTCCGCATATGACGACCCGTCGAGAATGTATAAGTTTTCTTCGCAGCCAAGAGCTCCATAGGGCAGGCCGGCTACGCTCGACCATGCGAAGATCGTGCGGCAGGTGCTAGATAGGGGCGAGCTGCTGATGCGCTGCCAGCCCCCCACCGGCAGCAGCTTCCCAGAGCGCCACCGCACCAGGTTCGCGTCCCAATACCGCCCCTTTACCTGGAGCGGCGTCGCAGGCTTCACAACACCAGCTGGAAGGTTCAGAGCGGCGAGAGGCATCAGGCGACCTCCGATGTAGCCAGGACAGAGGCAACAGCCTCCACTTCATCCACACGACGCACCCACCCGCGCCCAAAGGCATCGAAGGTAGGCAGGCTGCGCAAGAAAGCCTCACGCGCCTCCGAATAACTCGCAATGAAAGCCTCGATGCCGGAGGTCGCGACGGCGTCCTTGATGGCCGCCAGCGTCTTAGGCCCAATGGCACCATCTTGCGTTGCGCCCGCAATCTTCTGGGCCAAGATAACAGCCCTCTTCGGGCCGGAATTGATCGCCGTGTCGAACATGGCGTAGTCCACCCCAGGGGGCAGATCATCGCCGCGGATCGCGTCCCAGTAGCGTGCCTTATAGAGAGGCGCCACATCTGCCGGCGTCAAGGCGCGCATCTCTGCCTCGTCGACAGGACGACCGACCCAGCCTTCCCACGTCTTCTTGGTGCATCCCAGGTTAGTCATGCCGCCTGGATCACGCGGATGGTTCACGAAGCCGCCTTCGTGCTTCAGAACCTCCGCCAGCGCCTTGTCGAAATTGTCCTTCATCGACCTGCCTTCATCGCCTGGTTCAGCGCGTCTGTCTTTTCCTTAGACCCCGCGCTCGAGCCAAAGTAATAACTGATTATCGCGCCCCATGCAGTACCTAATGTGCCGAGCATCACCAGCATGGCTTCGCCGCCGTGCTGCGGCAAACCATAGGAGATCATATAACCGAGGACGCCAAAGAAACCTAGCGTCACGGCGCCAGCCAAGGCTTTAGGCGTGTAATCGCCGGTCTTGACCTCACGCTCCCTGGCCGACGCCCGATCGGCACTGGCAATGCGTTCTAAGTCGATGTCGAGCTCGCGCATCTGCACCGCGAAGGATTGCTCGGCTTGCTTCAGCGCCAGCAGCTGCTCAGGGGAGGCAGAAGCAGCCGCGCGCTGCAGCTCCTCCTCCGTCCCCTCCGGCTTGCCCAGGAGGGCCTCAGAGATCGCCCTGGTCGCCATGCCGGCCAAAGGACCACCGACCGCTGAGGCGATCGTGGGGGCTACGGTCCTTACAAGATTTAAGAGCTGGTCCATCAGTCGCGCTCCTCTGAAGCCCGCGCCAAACGCAGGCCACCGAGCAGGCCGACAAGAGCCCCAACAATGGTTGAGAAGGCAGGCCCTAGCACCTCAAAGATCTTGTCATTATTGACCTGAGGATCGAATAAACCAGACAGCAGCACAAACACCATAGCAAGCATGACAACGGCGAGCGTGTAGATAGCAACCAACAAGATGTGCCGCTGTACCGTTTGCATCACTTATCTACCTTACGCTGAAGGCGCTCAAAGATTGCCTTCAGCATGTCCTTGAGCTCCTGTATATCTACCCGATAGTCGTCCTTAGTCACACACTTGGTATGGATCTCGCGCTCGATCTCCTTCATGTCACCTTGAAGGGATCGCACGCTTTCCCACAACACTTTAAGGA